GAAGATGTTTCTCAACAGTAGTTAAGTTTTTAATCGCTAAGTATAATTTTTCTCTTAGGTTTGAATCTAGTTCTTTAGACTCTTGCCACATATTTAGGTATTCAGATTTTAGATTTTCAAAAGCTATTTTAAAGACTTCACTATTTAAAATAGTTTCTGCTTCGTGACCTTGTTGTAGTTGTGTTTGTTTATCTGACATTAACGAAGTTGATTAAATCTTTCATAATCGAAATCAATCATGCCACCACCGCCCATTCCTCCGCTAAGAAAATCTATTGGATTTGGCATACCAGGATTAGGTACTGGCATTGGCATTGGTGGTTGAACTGGAGGTTCTTCTTTAGGCGGTAAGACTGGCCCAAACATTGAATAGCCCATTGGTTGTGCTTGTGAATAACTAACACCAGGTGCAATCATGTTAGCAATGTTTTGTCCACCAGCTATAGATTTAGCGTAGTTATGACCAGAAGTATAGTTAGGATCTGAACTTGGCATAACGTAACTTGATGGTTGACCAAACAAACCTTGTAGTTGGTTTATGTCATTCATTGAATTTATTAAGGGGTTGTATGCGAATTGGTTTAAAAAATTATTCATATTAACTTTGTATCAGTTTATCTATTTTACCATCTAACTTACCCAGATAGTCAAATATTCGTTTTAAATCTTCTTCCAGATCATCTTTAGTTACATACTCTTTAGCAACTTCTTCTCTGGTTTTGTTTAGCAATATATCAATTCTTTTTAATTCGTTAGCGTTCTGTCTAATGCTATAGATTAGTGGTGCGTACACCAAGGTTAAAATAATGTTCCAAAAAATAACAGGGCTTAAATCATCCATCAATAACTCCAAATATGAGGTCTTGGTCTGTCATAACTGTTTGATGCTATGTCCAGGTGAATAAAGCGTGAACCATAACCTCCTTTCTGACTAACGCCTATGCCACTAAAACCACATTCAAGAGCATGGCCAACAACTTCGTAGGCTTCTGCTCCACCTACCTTTATATCGACTGCTAATCCTTCTGCATGAATACCTGGTTTTTCTTTGGCAGCTTCTATCGGGTGCTCCTCAGAACGATAACCAGAATTGATTATTATTGGGAATCCAACTTTATTTCTCAATAATTGTAACTTATCTATTAATTCATGTGAAATGTTATTTTTGCCTGTATGCTTACACGCAAACTCTTCTTCTTTAAAATTTAACCAAGACATTTAAGATTCAGCTCCTCATTTTCTATTTCTTTTTTGTAAAATTCTATTTCAGTTTTTAAGATTAAAACTTCTTTTTCTAATTGTATCACTTGTTGTTCTAGGGTTCTGATGTCTGGAAACAAGTAGTTATTTTGATTTCCTCTAAGTCTTTTTGTTTCTTGCAGGTTTGTGTCTATTCTTTCATTGATGCTGGCATAACCCCAAACAACAATAGAGCTAATAACTATTATTTGAGCTAAGTAAGAAAGCGATATGTTTAAAGAGGATTTATCATCGAACTTTCCAATCTTGGTCATTTGGTAAGGCCCTTAACTTTTTCATAAGAACGCATACCTCCTAATCCAAGCATACCAAGCAAGACAGTCATTAATGAGTTCATATCAAACTCTGGTAAATTGTATGATAAGCCTGCAATAGATATTGCAAAAATGGCGATCGGTTGAAGAATGAAGTGGTATGCCATAGCGAACGATAGACACCATCCAAGAAAAGGTCGCCACCCTGCAACGAATATACTACGATGGCCAGCTTCAATTTTATTAACTTCAATCTGAGCCATATTAGCTTTATGGAGTTCTGTCTTAAGTTCATGTTCTAGTTTTTGTTTTAAATCTTTATCGACAACAAACTTATCCAAGATTGTTGAGACTGGATCTATTAATTTTTCGATGACGTTCATCTGAATTATTTTTTATTTTTTAATGCTATAAGTTTTACATAGTCGTAAATCTTTTTTAGCTTCTTATCTTTAGGCACAGGTAGTGCATAGATAATAACTGATGCAAGACCAATTATTATAAAGACAAGACATATTATATTAAATACTAAATCAATCATAATTACTCCTTATTTCTTTTTCTTTGGAAAACCAGCTTTCATGTTAGCGTATGCTTTTTTAGAAATCGTTGATTTCTTTTTTGATCTGCTAGTTCCTTTTTTCTTTCTTGCGTTTATATTTGCGTATAATCCTTTTGGCATTTTTAACTCCTTACCATTTTTTACAAGACCAATACCTTGGTGTTAATTTACTAGGCGGATTGGTGTCGCATTTATGTCTTGCTCTAAAAGACTTCCTTCTTTTGGGTTGGTCTTTTTTGATGGTCATATTAGGATCACCAAAACGTAATAATTTTACTTGATCTTTTACTTTTGCCAAGACAGCAAACTTTTTGCTTTTTCCTGGTGTTCTTTTAGGTTTATTATAACCGCTAAACCTTTCACCTCTATATGTAATAGCCATTAATGTATTTTGTTTTCCTCAAAGGTGATTATTTCTGCATCGTCAGAAAGCAAAAAGCCAAACAAGATCATAGCTTTTAGTTCTGCTTCTTCTTTGTTTTGAGCAGTGATGTTCTCGCCTGTGTAGATTTCATCACCGTCTTGTATTTCAATAAAATAACTTTTATTGGTTGCCTTGCTGTCCGCCATTGTTAAATAATCCTTGTGCTTGTGTTTTAGCAACTTGTCTAATTACTTCTCTATCACGTTCCATCAGAGCTTTAATTTCAGCCTGATTGATTTGTGCACCAAATTTAGCTTGTAGTTCAGCAGACTTAATCATCATGTCTGCTTCAGCTTCGTCACGTTGTCTATCATCTTCCATTAAGATTTTCATACGATCTGTTTCAGCATCTATCATAGCCTTCTGAGCTTGGACTTGAGCTTTCTGTAGTTCAGCTTGAGCTAACATTTCAGCAGGATCAGGTTTTTGCTGTTCAGGTTGTGGTGGCATAGGTGGTACTTGAGGATTGATAAAGGCATCAACATCTTTGAAACCTGACATCTCAATCACCTTGCCTAAAGTATTGGCATACTGTTGTAGTGATACCAATGGATTACTTGGTCCTAAGGTTTGTAGGATTTGTTCTTGCTTTTGGGAAAGCTGTAACAAGAAATTAACTTTCTCTGCATCGCTTGATGGTGAGAGAGCTATATTAATAGACACATCTTTATCAGCATCCCAGAAACGTGGATCTATTGGTACAAAACTATTATTAAGTCTGACCATTTCTTGTTGTTCTTGGTGTTTAATAATTAAACGATAAACCAATTTAAATAATGCTTTCATACCGCTTTCAGCGAAATGACGACATATTAGTTCTATTCTGCCTTGTGCTCCTGACATTGTGGCTGAAACTGCTTGAGCAGTTGAACTTTGTAGAGCATCAGCATTTAAACCAGCACTAGCTTTAGAAACACCACTACGGTTTTCTTTTGATTCATCTAAGTAACCTAAAACTGGGAAGGCTTCTTTACCAACAAAAGGTACAGCGAATGGTTGGACCATACCTGGGGCTCTCATTCTGATAGGTTGGCCAATATCGGTGTTAAGGACATCATCAACATTGACTTGTCCTTCTACTATTCCCATTCTTGGGAAGATGGCGTGACCTAAACTGTCGAGTGTGTCTCTCATAATCTGAGATTTTGCTCTTTGAATAGGCATTAGATAATCTGCTGGACAACTACCAATCGAAGTGTGTGGTTCGGGATCAGGAGAAAAGAGAACTATTGGTAGATCATCCCAAGGGGAGACGTGTACCACATTTACACCGTTACCAGCAGTACAAACCCTAATTCGTTCGTCTATGCCATCGCCATCTAAATCGTAATTTAAATAATGTTCAACGTATAATACGTTTTTGTTTTTTGGATCAGGGCTATCAAATTCATCGTTAGCGTATGGGTTTCTAGCATTTTCTTCATCGTAAGAATCTGCATCAAGCATATTGCCTGACCCTGCATACTGTTCCATATCTTCTTGATCGTAACCCATAGCAACTAACTCACTCACTGTCTTAATCATACGGTGAGCAACGTAGCTTGCTGATTCTAAATCTCTAGCATCTCTGGAGATTAAAACTTCTTCAGGTGGTATTGATTCAATAACCACTTGGTTTTTCTTTTTAACTCTTCTAATTTTAAGGTCATAGCGAACTGGAAACTCTTGCTCAACTTGTTCGCCTGTTGCTTCATCTATAACCATCATCATTTCTGTTTCAACTTTTTCTTCGACTATCTCTACATCTTTGTCGAGTAGTAGTGCATCTCTAGCTTGCTTATCTAAACCTGTGTATTCGTGGTTGCTAACTGATATGCTGTCATCCCAGAAGGCTTTGACATAACCAGTCTTTCTAATCAAAGCATCTTTGAAAGCATCGTAGAAAACTTTAAAGCCATTGTTCTTTTCTTGAATGATGTAGTTTATGTAATTGGTTTGTTGTTCTGCTATCGGTACATCTTCTGGATTGGTTGGCACAAACTCTACGGACTTCTTAGTACCAAAGAAAGTTCGCATGATGGAAGGTAGCATAAATAAGATTGTGTCTCTGACATCGGTTGAGACAAACTCGGATTGCATTTCACTTGAACCTTCAGGTTCGTGACCAAGATAATATTCTGTGGCTTCGGCTCTATCTTCGCCTACTTGGTCAATATAATCTTTGGCATCATCATATTCGGCTTTAATGCAGCTTTCTAGTTCTGTATAGTTTGCATTTTCTAATTGATCTTTGTATTCTTTCATAAAATTATCCTACTCGAAAAATTTTTGATTTGAGTGGTCTTTTGAAATTATACCCCATAAATGATGAATTTCCCGAAAAAGTTACGGCAGAACTTGCCATTGTCAACGCTAGAGCATCAGCTTTATCTGGTGACTTCTGTCCACGTTTCTTCATTTGTTCTTTACTTTCTATTTTTATCTTACCTGATGAATTATATGAATAGCTAGGTGCAACCAATTCAGCTATCAATTCATCATCGCTTGGCAGTCGGCAATTACGTTGGGCCAACCACTCTTTAATTTGAAACCAAAGTTCAGCTCGCAAATTAATAAATTTCTTTTTGCTGGCAGGAGACTCTGACACATTTACCCCACGGGCGGGTAGATTGAGTTCAGCTAGTCTATCGACCACCCCAGATCCTAAACCAATGGAGTCAACTAGGATTTCTTGCGGTGTCTCTAAGGCCGTACACTCTTCATACTCATTATGAATCGCTCCACATAATTGCATTAAATCCATAGATTTAAAAGTTTTAATTTCAGTAACAGTATTACCTTGGCGTTTGCAGAGGGCAGTATTGTCACCACCGAACCTGGCTACGTCTAACCCCCAAACGATTGGATCGGAAGCGGTAATGTTTACGTCTCGGTCAACGGCAGCTCTAGCTAGTTCGATAGGGATGACGGCATCATCATCGGCTCTTGGAAATTCTCCCAGGACTTCGACACGGGCAACGGTTGAATCTTCTCCGTATTGTTCGAGCATACGATTGAATAGTTGGGTGTCAGTGTTTTCGACTGAGCGGGAATCAATTTGTTCGGTGTGCCAGTATTTCTTGTTGGAGTGGAAGCTGTCGTAGAACGGACCAGTGTTTCTTCTGGGGTTGGAGAAAGCACACCAAAATCTGTTTTGCGTTGGTTCGGAGAAGAAACCTTCCGAGACTGAGTAGATGGGTGATGGGATACCTGATGCTTCATCCATGATTAATAAGACACCATAGTTGGAGTGGACACCAGCGAAAGCATCGGGGTTTTCTTCACTCCAGAGTTGAGCTTGAGCGTAGTAGTAGCCAGTGTCGATTTGTAAATCTCGTATGAGGGCTTCTTCATACCAGCCTGCGGGTTTGATCGTGGTGGCTGTCTTATTAAACCAGTGGGCGTTGATAGCGAGGGTAAGCCACTTACCGAGTTCCGCCCAAGTTCTTGAGCGAAGCTGTTGTTCGGTGTTGGCGGTTACTATGATGGTTGACCCCATGCGGGTAGAGAGCATCCAGAGTATAAGCCAAGCGACTAAGGCTGATTTTCCTATGCCACGACCTGATGCTACGGCAAGGCGGAACATTTCTGGGGTGACTTTGCCATGGTTGCGTTGTATGTGTGTGCCAATTTCTAATAAAATTTTTTCTTGCCAT